ATTGAAGTAGGAGATGAGGTGATGTTATGACGTTTGTTGAACATAACAACCGTGAGAAAGCTAATAAATTTGCTGAGTATGTGACAGGGAAACCTTTGCGTGAATACTTAGCAAACAAAGTAAAACAATATTGTGGTGAAAATATATCTGTCTTTGATGGAGCTGCAGGCTCTGGACAGTTGGAACAGTTTATTAGTATGAGTGATTTTCATGCGGTAGAAATTCAGCAGGAAAGTTGTGAAGCATTGAAAACAAACTTTCCACATGCAACAGTTGATAATCAAAGTTTCTTTACTTATCAATCTGATATCCAGGTTGATGCAATTGCAATGAATCCACCTTATTCCTTAAAACTTAAAGAGTTACCAGAAGAAGACCAACAAGCTATCAAAGAATTGTATCCGTGGAAAAAATCAGGTGTTGTGGATGATATCTTTTTACTTAAATCCATGAATTATACTAAGCGTTATGGGTTTTATATCATGTTTCCTGGTATTGCTTATCGTCAATCTGAAAAGAAAATGAGAGAGCTAGTTGGTAACAATTTAGTTGAATTAAATGAGATTCAAAACGGATTTGAAGATACTCCTATCAACGTCATATTTTTAGTAATTGACAAAGAGAAGAACACTCCTGAAATTTCCAAAGAAATTTATGATTGTAAAACTAAAAAAGTTGAATATCAAGAATCTGACAAATTAAATTCAGATTTTAACTGGGTAATACCTAAGAAACCAGTAGAGAAAGAAGAAATAGACATTGATAAAGTGAATGCTGAATTAGATCAAATGGTTATCGCCCACCTTGAAAAACATTTAGCAAGTCAATTAGTATTGATTCAATTCTTTAATGCAGATATTGATTTAAAATCTTTTATCACAAAATGCCACAAAGTTTTAGATGATTATCTACTAGCTTATAATTTTATGGTCGGTCTTGAATGAAACCAGAAACGATAACAAAGTACGGATTGTTAGAAGTTTGCGAGCTTATTTCAGGCACTAGAACGAATGAAACAGACGGACCTTATTTTATCTATGGTGCAGGCATGAACCCGAAAGGCACAACAGACAAGTTTAATTGTGAAAGTGATACAATACGCTTAACTCGTAAGGGTACGGTTGGAGCGGTTTATTTTCATCTAGAACCATTTTGGATAGATGGAGATAGCTTTAGGGTTGAACCAAAAGAAATGATAGACAAGCGATATCTATTTCATTGGCTACTGATGAACCGTAAAGAAATAGAACGTTGTGCTGATGGTAATAATCAGCCAGGTTTGTCACTAGCCAGATTATCAAAGATGACGATTGATGTACCTGACATAGAATACCAATTAAAAACGGTCAAGTTATTGGATAAAATGAGTACAGGCTTAGAATTTTTTATAGACAATATCACACAAATTAAAAAGTTAGAGAACAAGGTTTTGAGTTACTATAACGAGAAAATTGGAATAGCTTTAGAGAGAGGTGAGTTAAATGAGAAACTGGGAGAATGATTTCGCTTATTACCAAGGCGAAACATTCATAACTTTAGGTTCTTTACAAGAAATACATGAGTATACAGGTATTCCTTTAGAAAGATTAAAGGAATATTCAAAAAAATCAAGAATCAAACGTTATCCATTTGGAAGGATGCTGATTGAAATAGATGAGGAGTTATTATGAACACACTAGAAAACGTAAAGCAATGGTTTATTGATCGTGACCTTGAAAGCGGTGGACGATTAGACAAGCAGACGCTCAAACTCAGTGAAGAATTTGGTGAACTATGCGCTGGTTATCTCAAGAAGAACGAACAGCTTATGAAGGATAGCATCGGAGATTGTGCAGTCGTTATTGTTGGTCTGGCCTTATTAATTAAGGAAGATGTGAATCAGATTTTTAAAGAGTCTGAGAATATCAGTAAAAAAGATGTACTTGATTGTTTCAACTTAATGAATGCTAATATCAGTGAATTTCAGTTATCTCAGAATCTTGCAAGTAAGGAAATGTGCAGACACAATCTGGTACGATGCATTGGTTATCTGAAGAACCTTGGATATGATTTTGATGAATGTTTTGAACTGGCCTATCAAGAAATCAAAGACCGTAAAGGTTTATGGATTGATGGTAGTTTTGTAAAATGGGAGGAATTACCTGATGAACTACGAGCAAAGATTAAATGATAATCAGCGTAAACGTTTTGCATTTATGTTAAAACATTTAAGAGAAGATAGAGGTTTGACAATTACAGAATTAGCTGATAAGTTAGGTTACTCAATTGCAAGTATATCGTATTGGGAGAATAAGAAAACAAATCCTACTTTATACAAAGTACAGGATGTAGCTGATTTCTTCGGAGTTCCACTAAATATTTTGATAGGGGAGGGATAGATTGACAGATATTGAAAAACGATTAAAGCAATTACCTTATACGAATATTAAAATCAAGTCATTACATAATGAAATTATTGGTCTTAGGTCTTCAAGTGTTAAGGGGCAGTCGTTTGATAATATGCCTAAGTCACCATCAAATAATAATCAAACTGAAGAGATGAATATCCGTGTGATTGATAGGTCAGATGAACTCTACGAGGAAATTGCAGGGTTGTATCAAAAACAACAAGAAACAATCAAATGGATCGAGAATTTAGAAGACCCTATTGAGAATATCGTCATGCGCTTACTCTATATTGATGGCCTATCTTGGAATGAGGTGCAGATACAATTAAGATGCGGGCGGACAACTATTAAACGGGTGAGAAGAAGCGCTATCAGAAAAATGGCACTAATGGCACTAAATGGCACTAATTAAATGGTATTATGATAGTGTCAGCAAAAGGCTGATGACTCCTATTTATATTTTTTAATTCGGTGTTAGGGATATTCATTGTTGATTTTCCTTTGCGTTTTTAATTTTATAGTACCTCCAAACATCCTAATACCGTTTTTATTTTCGGGAATACGAGTGGGTTCGAATCCCACTATTCTCATGAGAGGTCTTACATGAAGTCACGCAATAAACGTGTGGCTTTTTGTTTTAGAAGGAGAAAGGGATGAAGCCACAAAGGCTGACTATATTAAACGGTCGGAGAACAGCGGTTGATTATGACAAACGTAACCAAGAATACACAGACTATAATCGTACTCGTTGGAAGTATGATAGAGAAGTTAAGCAGTTCTATAACTCAACTATCTGGAAGAGAACGAGTCAACAAGTATTGCTTGAAGCAAATTATGTCTGTGCTATGTGTGGTGATGATGCTACTATGACTGACCATATCATTAGTGTAAAACAAGATTGGTCAAAGAGATTAGATCGAAATAATCTTCAAGCAAGTTGTAAGAAATGTAATGACAAGAAAGCAATAAAAGAGAAATATTCTTTTTAAAATAATTAAAAAAACAAAAAGAATAAATGGAATATCATTCGGTTATACACTGATAAAATGTACGGAAATACCCCCTTGAATTTTAAACGGGGGTAGGTATTGTTCGGATATAAGAACGCTGCCCTCTTCTGTGCGAAAAATTCCGTTTTTGAAATTTTTGAACCCCCATAAAATCAGAAAGGAGGTGGTCGATTTGGGACGAAAAATGAAGATAGTGGAAACTACTAAAAGTCATTTGACAAAAGAAGAGAAGATTGCAAGAAAAACTATACAAGAAAAGGCTTCCGATGGTTTGGAAGCATTGCAATTAACCCCGCCAAAACATTTTGATCCAATCGCTAAAGCTGAATACAAGCGAGTGATTGAAGATTTAAGAAAGCTACCCCTTAGAAATCTTGATCGTGCAGTATTAGAAAGCTACTGCACTTGGTATGCAGTCTATAAAGAAATATCCCGTGGATTGCAAAAAGAAGGGTATGTTTACGAAACAGACAATGGAAAGGTGTTGCCTAATAAGATGTTGTATAGTTTGGAACGTGCTACGACAAACTTAATGAAAGCAGCATCACAATTAGGTATGACAGTTGATAGTCGAATGAAGTTATTTGTGCCACAAGTTGAAGAAAAGAAAGAGAGTATTTTTGATAAATTTGGTAGTTAGGAGGATAGATGATGAAGTATAGACCACGTTATTTGAAAAAGAAAAAACATTATGAGTTAAATGAATTTTCAATAAAGGGCGGACGAATCGCAATAAATGGAAAGTTATTAGACGGAGTAACGAGTTATAGTATTGATTGGAATTCTGGCGAGCTTGCTGAATTGACAATAAATATGGTTGGTAAAATGAAATGATTTTTATATCAGAGGGAATTCCCCTCTTTTTTTATTTAAGGCTGTTGGTGTAGAGGTAACATGACAAGCTCCAACCTTGTAGTCGTGGGTTCGATTCCTACACAGTCTGTATTTTGTTAGTTAGGAGGTGAAACAATGGAAGATGTAGCTTATCAATATGCTTCAAAAGTCGTAAATGGAGAAATAATAGCCAGCAAGAAAGTTATAAAAGCTTGCAAGCGCCATTTAAGAGATTTAAAGCGTATGGATGATGAAGATTTTCCGTATGTTTACTTGCCTGACAAAGCAAAAAATCCAATAGATTTCATTGAAATACTCCCAGATGTCAAAACTGGCAAACCATATCCACTGGCAGATTTTCAAAAGTTTATTTTGTGTAGTCTGTATGGCTGGAGAAAGAAGTCTGATACATCGATTAGACGATTCAAAAAAGCTTTAATCAGCTTGGCCAGAAAGAATGGTAAGACTATTTTAGTAGCTGGTATTGCTTTATATGAGTTTTTATTTGGTCGCAACCCTGCAATGAGTAGGCAATTGTTTTGTACAGCGAATGACCGTTCACAAGCGCGTATTGCTTATGATATGATCCGTAAGCAATTGGAAGCATTAAGAAGTCAAAATTCAGACATCAGAAAAGCTACTAAAGTAGTACGAGATGAACTTCGTAACTTGAATGATGAAAGTTATGTGCGTGCATTAAGTCGTGAAACTGGAGCAGTCGATGGTTTTGAACCGTATGTTGGTATCTTAGATGAGTTCGCAGCATCAAAAACAAATGAAATGATTGAACTTCTTGAATCTGGCCAAGGTCAGCTTGACAATCCATTGATTTTGATTATCTCAACAGCTGGATTTGATTTAAACGTACCAATGCACACTATCGAGTATGCGTATATCGAAAAACTTCTCGATGAAGAAGTTGAAAACGATGAATACTTTGCCTTCATTGCTGAACAAGATGATGAAGAGGAAATCAAAGATGAAAAGAACTGGATAAAATCAAATCCAATTCTTGAAGTCAAAGCTCTACGTAAGAAGATGATGGACTACCTACGAAAACGTAGGAAGGTGGCACTTGAGACAGGAACAATAAATGAAATCCTAGTTAAAAACTACAACATGTGGCGACAATCATCAGAAGAGTCTTACATGGATAAAGAAAGTTGGGCAAAAGCTAAGATTGATAAACCAAACACTAAAAAGCGTAGAGTTTGGTTAGGTGTCGATGTCGGTAGATCAAGTGACTTATTCTCTATCTCTCCTATGGTTATGATGGATGATTATTGGTATGCGGATAGCTTTTCTTTTGTAGCCACGAAATATGGATTGATTGCAAAAGAAAAAAGAGATGGTGTTTCTTATACCAACTTAGAAAGAGCTGGTGAGTGTGAGATAACAACGCTTGAGAGTGGTGTTATTGATGATGAGCGCGTGCTTGAGAAAATTGAGGAAATGGTCTACCAAAACGAGTGGGAATTGCAAGGTATTTTCTTTGACCCTTATCAATTCGGTTCACTATTAACTATGATAGAAAAGCGACATCCAGAGTGGCCACTAGTCCAGATACCACAAACCACCATGGTTTTGAATATGCCCACAAAGCAATTCCGTGATGATGTTCGTCAAGGTAAAATCAAGCATAGTGGCAATCAGTTACTAACCATGGCAATCAACAATGCATATACCAGAGTTGATAATAACGGTATGAGGATTGATAAAAACAAAAATAGTAATAAGATTGACCCTCTGGATGCGTTATTAGATGCCTATGCCGCATGTTATTTAGAACCCTTTGATGGAAGTGGTTATTGGACGAATGAGAAAATTCTGGAAGGAGGTTCGCTATTTTGAAAATACTGGAACACATCCACACGATTTTATTGTTAATCGGTTTAATGTTTTTGATTTACGGTTTGTTCTTGATTGGGGAGATTGTGGGTTATATTTCTACCGGAGTTATTTTATGCCTTTTAGGGGTATATATTGATAAAACAAAATGAATGGGATATAATATCCTTCAAATAGGAGGGATATTTATGCCAAAATCATACAAAACTCAGTTGCTGGAAAGAATATCTGATTACAGAAACCAGATAGAAGAGATTGATCAAGAAGTCGACCAACTTGTAAAAGAGAGTAAAAAAGGTTTCTTTGCTCTTTTGTTTGGGGCAAGAGACTATAGCTTTAAGATTCAACCGTTATTAAATAAAAAATCTGAGATACAACAGTGGTTGGGTAAGCTTGAAGAGGAAATAGAAAAAGACTATGTTTATGGACGCAGATTATTTGTAAAGGGGACTAAATACCGAGAAGAAGGAGAGGTCCCGTTTCGTAAATTAGCTGGTATCCCAGAAGATGAAGATGATATGTTTTACCATGAAATAGTAACAACAAAGAATTTTAAACTTGTTCCGGAACCAACTAATCAAGCAGATGAGAATGCAATAAAAGTAATGGTAGAGGGTTATTTTGTAGGTTATATTGATAGGCGCCATAACAAAGGTTTAAAAAAATACATAGATAATGATAAATATATTATCGAAGGCGAAGTCATAGGAACAGGAGGTTCTTTTGATGGTGATACAAGTTATCCGATACGTTACGATATAGAGTTAAGAATTAGGAAGAAATAGCATTCAAGAAAATTGAGTGCTTTTTTCAAAAAACCTCTTGACTTTGTTGCTACAAAGTTATATACTGACATTGTAGCAACAAAAAGGAGGTGAGCAAATTGCTTGCACGAAAAGAACAATTCAAAGATAAGCCTAAAAATACCATGTTGCGAGTTCGAGTTGATGACGAAACGGTTGATAAACTTGAAGAAATTGCAAAAAAAACGGATAGCACGAAATCTAGTGTTATCCGAAAGGGTATTGACAAGTTATATCAAGAATTAAATAAACAAAAATAGCCTAGAAC